GAGAATGTCTGTCGCAAACTCAAGCGGAACCAATGCGATTTCAAGATCTCCAGTGTAACCGGAGTTATTGTTGATCACATAGTACACACCATCGTCAGCGTAAAAATTGGATGCTTCACCTTCTGCATCGATAGACAGCGACACTGCACCGGGAATGCGAACTGGCTTTGCAAAAGTCGGTACACCTTCTTCATCATAAGAAGTGATTTTTGCATAGTGAACTTTGTTCAGACCGAACTTTACCTTGTTTTTCTCCATTGCCATATAGATCAAACCTCCATCTCATAGAGTACTTCATACAATTCTTCCGAATCAATGAATGTTTCTGTTTTTGTATAATAAATCTCGTGCTGGGCAAGCACTGACTCCACCTGTTCTTCCAATTCCGGTTGCTTTTTGTCTGTGTACAATTCAATGTCCAGTTGTTTGCAACTAAAATATGCCAAATTATCCGCTGAAAATGTATTTTCTCCGAGAGATAAAAACAGCAAAAAAGGCGGTGCAGGGCTTTCGCCCTCGGCAAAATGGTGGTAGGCGAAAGGCAGTCCCATTTCCTCCATCATTTCTGCGATTTGTTCGTAGGTCATGACAAAGCCCCCTCAATCAAATGCTCCAGCAACTGCACACCGTTTTCTTCCGCAGGAGCAATATGCGGTTTGCCGGATACCCGACCACCGCCACGCTTGGCATGGCCTTTCTCCAATAAATGTGCCAGTTGGTAACGATTCTTACTGTGGACAGTTATCTCCAAAGAGTGACTGTTTTCGCCAGTCTTTTTCGTTGCCCAGCTTTTTGCATATTTTCCGGTATCCTTCGGGGCATTGGCGGAGATCTCGTTTTTCACTTGCGTGGCGGTTTTCCGGACAGCCTTTTTCATGGCAGTATCCGCAAGGTCTGCATATTCCTGCAAGCCCTGCATAATTTCCGCTGCAAGATTGTCAATACTGGTCATTTTGTCCTGCCTTTCTGGCTTCTGCAGTAAGTTTCAGATAGTCCTTGTGCAAATAATCTGGTGTAACACTGGTGATGTTGTATGTAACATCCCGAAACAAGATTCGATTGCCTGTTACAGACGGCATCCAGTGCTGACTTTGCCGAATGAGAAACTCCAGCTTCTGCGTTTCCTTGGTCACACCAGCGTCCGTATTTTCTACGGAAGATTTCAAGGTTGCCCTTGCCCAGCAGGAAAAAGCTTCGTCCCACACAGCAGTGTGATTGCCGATTTCATCGGTAACGACACGATTCTCCAGAAAGGTGATTCGCTGATTCAAAGTTCCGATTTCCATCAAATCACACCCTCTCTCTGCGCAAACAGCATGGCACGAAGCGTTAACGTCAGCTTGGAAAAGTCTGCAGTATTGCGGTTTTCATAGAGATAGGAAACCGTGTAGAGCATTGCTGTCCGTACCACATCTTCGTTTTCTGAAAAGCGTTCCTCGTCCATTCTTCCCACATCCATTACCAGCTGTTTTGCAGTTGAAATAAGGGAGAGAAGCAATGTATCATCATCTTCAAAATCAATCCGCAGATATTGCTTGACTTCCTGTAAAGTTACCACCCACTCCAACCCCTTTCTCTGATTACGCTTTCATGCCAAGTGTCTTTACGGCTTCGGTCAGAATCAGTCTGCCATCGACACGCTGAGATGCGAGGAATCCAACCTGACCATTCATTGCAAATACCTCATTCAGCCGCTTAAAGGAGCGTCCCTGACGGTCGCCGATCCAATAATAGCTGAAATCGCCGAAAGCAAGACACTTTGCACCTGCCTTGATCTCCGGCACATAGCTGGAAGTGTAGTACGGACGATTCAGAATGGTATCCGGAACGCCAGCTTGTACAGACGGATTCCAGATGTAATTGCCAGTGCTGTCCTTCAGCTTACGAAGTGCCTTTACTGTGGAATCGTTCAGTACCCATACAGCTTTCTTCCGATACGGGCTTCTCAGAGAATAGAACAGTTCCAGAACATCATCGAAAGTGATATTTGCAGTGCTGGTTGTTGCTCCGCTTTCTGCACCGCCCGTTGCAGCAAAGATACCGGTCGGCTTGCCCTTGCCGTCACCAATGAAGAATGCCTCTTCTTCCTTTGCACCGATTCTTCTTGCAAATTCCTTTGCAATGTAAGACGGCAGGTCAAAAGCAGCATCATTCAGCAGTTCCTCAGAGATCTTAATTGCCGTACCGACCTTGTATGCACCGAGGGAAGCCTGTCCAAAGGTATCATCAGACAGCTTATATGCGTCTTCCTCATCCATCCAGGCGGCTTCGCCCTTAGAAGTAACGATGGGAATCTTTCGATCACCGGAGGAAGTTTTGATAACGGTTGCCAGCTGCCGGAAAATGTTTTCTTCGGTCAGGGCTTCCACCAGCTTCCGTTCAAACTCATCCGGCACAAGATAGCCACCCTCAGTATCTGTACCAACCTGCAGGTCGTTTCGGACATCGTAAAAATTGCGGTTGCGAATGCTGTTCCAGAAAGCAGTACGGTATTCGTCAGATGCAATCCCTGTCTTGGTATCGCCGTGAATGGATGCGTTCGGCTTGTTCTGAATCGGCGTAGAAGTGGGCTTGTTCATCTCCGCTTCAATCTGAGCCTGTCGTTCCAGCCGCTGGATTTCCTTGCCGTATGCCACGATCTGCTGCTCCATGGCATCGTATGTCTTGCTGTCCTCTTCCGAAAGCAGACCGCTTTCATTTCGCTTGGAATCCAAAAAGTCACGGGCAGTATCCCATGCCTTGCTTCTTTTTTCTCTCAGTTCCTGAATTGTCATAGTATCAGTCCTCCTGTATTTTTAATATTTCAAAAGCTCCAGCCGCTTGTCCAATTGGTTGATCGGCGTGCCTTTGGATGCAGTTACAGAAATCTTCTGCAGAAAAGAATCCAGCGTTTTAGATGGTGTGTACAGCATGGACGCTGTGCTTTCCTTCTTTTTTTCATCCGGATCTTCTTCCGAAGATTCCTCTGTTTCTTCATCTGGATCTATTTTTTCGGGTTCTTCTTCTGGAGCAAACGGATTCTTTTTAGAAAAGAGAATGCCGTCTACAAATCCCAGCTGCAATGCTTTTTCTGCATTCATCCACGTTTCTTCATCCATCAGCTTTGCGATCTTATTGCGGCTGAGATGCGATTTTTCTGCATAAGCATTGATAATGGATTCCTTGACTTCATCCAGAAGTGCGATTGCTTTCTCCATATCTGCCTTGTTGCCCATGGCACAGGTCATCGGATTGTGGCACATCAGCATTCCGGTCGGTGAAATCAAGGTTTCTTCTCCAGCCATCGCCACCACAGAAGCCGCAGAAGCGGCAATGCCGTCAATCTTGACCGTAACCTTGCCCGGATGGTTTCGGAGCATGGTATAGATCTGACTGGCAGCAAACACATCGCCGCCCGGCGAGTTGATAAAGACGGTCACATCACCGCTGTGTTTTTGCAGTTCCGAGCGGAACATGGCGGGGGTGACGTCATCTTCAAACCATGTACTCTCCGCAATGGCACCGTACAAATACATCTCCGATGCACCGGTTTCTTCATTGCATACCCAGTTCCAAAAACGATTATTCTTCATGGGTCGTTTCCTCCTTTTCATTTTTCTTTGCAAATGCACCTGCATCAGCAAGCTTTGTAAATGAACCATTTACAAGATAGAGATTTCCGCCTTCTTCGGCAGGAATCATATTCATATCTTCCAGTTCACGAATATCGTTAGCAGACATCCAGCCATTTTGTCGTGCGGTAGCATATCCTTGCATTCTCGATGCGTAATCACCACGCAAGAGCCCCTCAACATTAAATTTGATGAAATACTTGCCTTTCTCTGAATCGGAAAGCAATGCCTTTTGTAGTCCCTGTTCCCAACGAACAATCCATGGGTCAAGACTGTACTTCACGAAATCCAATGACAGATGTTCCACGTTACTGAATGTTGCATGGTCTAAGTCACCGATCATATGGAGCGGCACTCGATACAGCCGTGCAATTTCCTCTACCTGAAACTTTCTGGTTTCCAGAAACTGTGCTTCATTATTGGGAATGGAAATAGGCGTGTATTTCATGCCCTCTTCTAAAATTGCGGTATGATGCGAGTTAGAACCGCCATAGGCACGCTGCCAGGCATCTCGTACCCGTTCCGGATTTTTAATGACACCCGGATGTTCCAATACACCGGATGGACTGGCACCGTTGGCGAAAAAGGTAGAACCATAGTCTTCACAGGCAAGAGAAATGCCGATTGCATTCTTTGCAAGAGCAATGGGAGAATATCCCACCAAGCCGTCATACCCAAGTCCGGGAATATGCAGCACATCTTCTGCCTGCAGGACAATATCGCCCTGCTGTTTCAGGTTTGGATTGGCTTCATCGTAGCGACTGTAGATGTAGACCAGACGATTTCGCTGGTCACGGTCTACTCTGACCTTATCCGGCATCAGCGGATACAGCCCCAATACATCTCCACGACCGTTTCGGATAATTTGTGCATAAGCATTGCCGTAAATCAGCAGATGGGACATCAGGGTTTCTCGGAATACGAAGGATGTCATTTCCGGATTTGGCTGATCATGCAGCAAAAAATAGAGCGGATGCCGTGGCACTCGCTCTTTTCCGTTTTCGGTATATTGGTAAACGTGTAATGGCAGTTGGGCAATAGCTTCTGACAGAACTCGCACACAGGCATACACCACTGTGTGCTGCATGGCGGTACGGTCATTAACTCGCTTACCACTGTTGGAACGTCCGAAGAAGTAACTGTAACTGGGACTGTCGTAGCTGTTTTTCGGGTGATCTCGTCCCCGAAAAAATCCTCTCAAAATACGCATAATTCCTCACTCCTTACAAAATCAACATATCTCTTTCGTCATAAACACTTGTTCCATCCCCAGTACATCCACAGCGAATTGCACGGTCAAGAGCCATAATCATGGCAACCGCACCGTCAATCTTCTCTGTGGATTTTTCTTTGTCCGGCTTGATATTTCCGGCAGGATCTCGCTTGATGAAGATGTTGTCCATCATCCAACGAAGAACCGGCTGACCACCATGTGCTATTTTTTTCTCCAATGTCAGCTTCATCAGTTCTTTGGTGGGCGGACTCATATCCTTATATCCCTGCCCAAACTGTACTAAGGTAAATCCCAAATCTTCTAAGTTTTGCGACATCTGCACTGCACCCCAACGGTCAAAAGCAATTTCTTTGATGTGAAACTTCTGTCCCAGTTCTTCGATGAAGTTTTCGATAAAACCATAGTGAACCACATTTCCCTCAGTCGTTTTCAGGTAGCCTTGCCGTTCCCATACATCATATGGAACATGGTCACGTCTTACTCTGAGGGGCAGTGTTTCCTCCGGCAGCCAGAAGTAAGGCAAAACAGAATATATCTCATCATCGTCTGTTGGAGGGAACACCAAAACAAAAGCTGTAATATCCGTAGTACTGGAAAGGTCAAGTCCACCGTAGCAGATTCTTCCACGAAGGAATTCTGGAATTACAGGAGCATTACAAGCATCCCATTTTTCCATTGGCATCCATCGAACAGACTGTTTTACCCACTGATTCAAACGCAGTTGTCGGAATGCGTTCTCTTCACCCGGATTTTGTCTGGCAGAATTGCAAGCAGCTTCAACTTTATCCATTCCGACAGTAATGCCAAGAGAGGGATTTGCTTTTTTCCAAACTTCTGGAGAAGTCCAGTCTTCAGATTCATCTGCACCGTAAATCACAGGATAGAATGTTGGATCGATTTTTCTGCCTTCCAAAATATCTTTTGCCTTTTGATGCGTTTCATAACAAATAGAATGCGTGTCCGTCCCAGCCGTGGTGATGAGAAAATACAAAGGCTGCATTCTGGCATCACCAGAACCTTTAGTCATAACATCAAAGAGCTTTCGGTTTGGCTGGTCGTACCCAACTAAGGGAACCACATTGTTTATAATTTATTTACAACTAAAGCGTTAAGACAAACAGACAGGCTTAAATTTGCAAAGAAAATTGAATAGATAACGAAAAGCGTTCTTCATATATCAGTGAGGAACGCTTTTTTTACTTTATTCGGAGGTTTTATCATGGCAAAGGAATCAAATTCATCGGTTGTGAGGGTGCATAAGAATACTGATTTCACGATCATGAGCAATCATCATTTGAGAAATCAGAAACTCACCCTGAAAGCTGTCGGGCTGATGTCAAAAATATTGGGACTGCCTGACGGCTGGAATTATTCCGTTGCAGGACTTGTGAAAATTTGCAGAGAGGGTGAAACAGCCGTCAGGGCTGCTCTGCATGAATTGATTGACGAACAATACGTTTATGTCGAGAAACTTCCTCCCAACCATACCAAAAGTGGAAGATTCGAATACGTCTATCACATCTATGAAATTCCATACGAGAATATGCCTGATGGTCTGGAATGTCCGGAACTGTTCCTCAAAAAGCAATCTGAAATAAATCAAAATGCAGATGTCCCAAATACAGAAAAACAAGATGCAGAAAACCTACATCTTGAAATTCAAAGTATAGAAAACCAGGGACAATTAAATACTTACATATCAAGTATGAAAGAATCAAATATGAAAGAATTAAATGGAACGGCTTCTGCTTCGCCGAAGAAAAAGACGGATAAGAAGAAATATGCAGAAGCTGTCACCATGACGGAAGAAGAATATCAGAAGCTGTCGGAACAGCATTCCAAGGCATTCGTAGATAAGTGCATTGAGATTCTCAACAACTACAAGCTTTCCAGCGGAAAACGATACAAGTCAGATTATCACACCATTCTAAACTGGGTCATCGAAAGAGTTTCCAAGGATTATCCTCAGCTGGACAAACCACCTGCACAAAGTTCGGCTTACGATGTCAACGTCAATCCATTTGACCAGTTTGTGAGGTGAGAAAATGTTTGTCAATACGGAATTACTGGAGCTTATCCGCTTGAAAAATCCCCTTTCTTCTGTTATCGGGAAATACGAAGTGATAACAGATGCTTGCTGTAAATGCCCATTATGCCACAGCAAGACCAATTCCCTGAATCTCTTTCACGATGAGATCTATACCTGTTTTCACTGTGGTGAAAGCGGTGATGTATTTGGATTTGTCAGTAAAATTGAAAATCTTTCGTTTGCGAAAACAGTTCGTAAAATGACGAAATCATCGGGAATTTATACCCTGGAAGAACTGAAACGGAAGAATATCTTTCGCTTCTGGGACAGATTTCTGATTCTGTGCGAGCATTATCACATTGCAGCAGACAGCATATTGCAGGAATATTCTTCGGAGCTGACAAGGGAATATCTTCTCGGTCTGAAATACAGCAAAGTGGAGCCGGATACCGCCCCGCTGGAAAACATCATGCAGATGAAATACGGCATATCAAAGGAATTTTGGAACGCTGCTCCTGAGCATATTATGGAGTATCTGACAGTAGAAAGGAAACACAATGCATGATACACTGAAAAGCATTTTTCAGACGCTCCCTGAAAATGCAGAAGAAAACTTCATCAAGAACAAAAACGCTGAGGACTATCTCGCTGAGGACGGTTTGTGGCACTGCGGAAAATGCGGTACAGCAAAGCAGTTCCGACTGCCTGAGCGATTTATGAAAATGGGAATGCCTGAAATTGTCGGCTGCTGCTGTGCCTGCCAGTCTGCAAAGGAAAAACGGGAGAATGCAAAGCAACAGCTTGCATCTGTTATCAGACAAAACAAGGAAATCGCCAATATTCCCGAACATTATCTGTCAGCTGATATGGCAATGGTGGAATCTCCTGAAGCCAAACGAATCGGTATGAACTATATCAAAAGCTTCGAGAAACTGGGCAGAATCGGGCTTCTCCTCTATGGTGATGTAGGGACAGGCAAAACATTTCTGGCAGCCTGTATTGCAAACGCTCTGCTGAATCAGGGCGTAAGCGTAAAATGGCTGACTACCATGCAGATTGTGGAACGCAGCTGTTTCTACAGCGAATCAGAATATGCTGAGTATACCCGAAGCATTACTGCTCCCGACTTGCTGATCATTGATGATCTGGGAGCAGAACGTGGTACAGATTTTGCATTGGAGCGTGTTCACAGCCTTGTGGATACCCGTATCTCAGCAAATTTACCGATGATCGTAACCACCAATATCGATATTACGGATATGGGAAATTGCACAGATCTGAAGAAGAAACGCACGTTTGACCGCATTATGCCTGCAACATTTGCCTTTGCTATGAAAGGGACTTCCTATCGCATGAAGCAGGCACAGAAAAGCTACAAAGCACTCAAAGATCTGCTCTTGAGTGAAGAAACAATTGGAAAGGACAGAAACACAAATGAGAATGATCAAAACTTATGAGGGCATGACAATGAACTGCGATGTGATTGCAACAATTCAGTCGGTTTTCATGAATATCGCTACCGGCAGCATCAGCGAAATGGTCGATGACAGCTTCGATCCGGATACCCTGGAATTTGCTGTGACTGCATTTACTACACTTGGAGATGAGATAGTCCTTGCAGTTTATGCGACCGAAGAAGAACGTGACTATGCCAGATACAAGCTGGAAAACTGGCTTGTTTACGATGTTGGCAGTTATTACACCATGACAGAAAGAAAATAACGGAGGTTTTTACTATGGAAAAAATGATCGTAACAGAGTACGGCAGACCGATTATGCTGAACAAGGTCAAGGAATTTGCACAGAGAACCATGTTCCTTGCAGAGGACAAAGTGATCCCATATGCAGTCTTTGCACTGCTCGACAGCGGTGAAATGGTGAACATCGGCAATTTTAACGATGCAGACACCGCAGAAATCATCCGAATCATTCTGGACATTTTCGCAGAGGACAAGAAAGCGGTGTTCGATGTCAATCTTGAAGTTTTCGGAATCCGAAATTTCCTTGAAATGCTTCGCTATGTGTCAGCTGACAGCGATTCTGTCTATCGAATTTCGATAAACGAACTGAAACAGCAGCTGAAAAGCGGTGAACTGGATGTCAGCTTTTCTTGACGGCTACATACAGCTTGCTCATGCCATTGTTGCTGTGGCAGCAGAAAGCTACAAATATACGCTCTTAGCTGTCAAAAATCATACCAGAAGCGATTCTGTTTTCAGGCGAAAAGAAGAACTGGAAAGCTTTTTTCTGTCGGAGTGGTTTGGACTGCTGTCCGGACTTGACGGAAGATATTTTATACAGAAAATGCAGGAGGTATACTATTTTGACAGGTAAAGAGTTTTTATGGCAGTACATTATGATTGATCGGAAGATCAGGAGCGTGAAGCTTCAGTTGGATAGTATGATCGCATTAGCTAATACAAGTGCAATGCAGGATCATTTGCAATCGGAAATCGACGACTTGACCAATTCGTTGAAATTAATTGTTGATAACGGAAATTTGGTTAAGATGCAGATGATCAATAAGATCCAGCAGATTGAAAATGATAACCGCAGAGAAATCCTCATTAGAAAGTACATCAAATTTGAGAGCATTGTCAAAATTTCAAAAGAAATGTTCATTTCAAGACAGGGCATCTACTATCACCTTGAACTTGGTGAGAAAGAAATTGAAAAGCTGATATAATACGAAAGACCAACTCGGCAAAAGCTAAGTTGGTCTTTTTTCTTTTATGATTGGTTATTCTCATCTTTATCGTGTTGTAGATAATACATCGTTTTCTGCGTTTCGATCTCAGCACGAAGTTCTTCTTCTGTTGGCAGATACAGCTTGTACTTTGATGCAAAAAGCTGTTCATTGCCATGCATGACGGAATATCTTGCAATATCTTCATCCGTATCAGAACAAAGTACAATGCCGATCGTCGGATTATCTCCCTCACTTCGTTTCAGTTCGTCATACATTCGGATATACATATCCATTTGCCCGACATCCTGATGCGTAATTTTCTCTGTTTTAAGGTCAATCAGAACAAAACATTTCAGAATGTAGTTGTAAAAAACGAGATCGATGTAGTAATCCTGTTTCTCCGTTTTGATATGTTGTTGTCTTGCGACAAAGGCATATCCTTTACCGAGTTCCATAAGAAATTTCTGAATATTGGAAAGAATGCTCGATTCCAGTTCACTTTCTGTGAAATCTGTATTTGATGATAAGCCCAAAAATTCAGCTATTACAGGATTTTTGATAAACTCCAACTTGTCCGTTTGAAAATCAGCTGTAAGCTGTTTCATCTCATTCTCAACACGATTCCTATTCTGTGTCTGTAACATACGGTAGTAATATTGCGATGAGATGTTTCTTTGTAATGTGCGTACACTCCATGTCTGCTCGTAAGCCTCTTTTTCATACCAGTCACGGGCAATCTTGTCTTTCACTTGTAATAAGACGTTGTAATGTGACCAAGACAACAAGATTGCAGATTTTCCAGACGGTGTCTGGAAAATCTCAGGGTAGGTTTTATAAAAAGAATAGAAGCTGTATAAATTAGATTTTGTATAGCCTTTTCCAAATTCTTTGGTCAGTTCAAAAGATAACTTTTTTATCACTTCAGCACCATAATCAGCACGATCTTCCCCATTCAGTTCCTCACTTGCAATTCGGTATCCGATCAGCCAATTACGCTGAACAAGGATCATATTTACAGCCTGATGTGCAGTTTTCTGAGAACCCTCTATGATCTTTCGCATATCATTCATGATGTCATCTGTTTTCGTAAAATTACTCATAACATCATTTTGTCCCATGTTAACGATATTATCCATTATTTTTTCCTTTCCGAAAAATCTTTCATATGAAATAGTATAGCATAAAACGAAGATTTCTTCAATAGTCTTTTGCAAAATTCCATGAAGAATAAATTTTGTACAAAACTTGACACCGACTTACTTTCACTTGGCAGAACTTGATATGTCCATTTTGCTAAACTGAAAATAGTAAGCGGGAAAGGAGTGAGCGTATGACCTTATCGATCATTTCGCAGGACAGAAGCGTGTTCAACTATACTAATGCAGTTTCCTGTGTGACCTGCGGTGAGTACGATGACGGAAGCGGATACGGCTTCATGGTCTATCTGAAAGGCGATACGGAAAACGGTATCGTGATTGCAGAATATGACGATGCAGAAAAGTTTCATGCCGTCAGAAATGATTTTTCCAGATGGCTTCGTGAAAACATCGACGCAGTGTTTGAGTTTCCGGAATGAGTACAGATTTTGAAAATGGCTTGCGAAAAACCATAGATCTGTCGGTCAGAAGCAGAGAATTTACGGTCGATACTTTGAAATCTGCCATGCAGGATTTTCTTTCCGGAAAGTCGCAGAGAAAAGGCAGAGTTTCCATGAAAAAGCTATCGGAGCATTCCGGCAAGCTGGAAAACGTGGAGATCAAAGGCATTGAGGATTTTCTGAGCGTGGCAAAGAAATATGACATTGACTATGCCGTCAAAAAAGAAGCAGGCAGCGATACTTTTCATGTTTTCTTTCAGGCAGGAAAAATGGAAGATTTCAAGAGGGCTTTTCAGGAGTTTGCCAGCGAAAAGCAAGGCGAACTGACCAAACCCCGTGCGGAGATCACCCGACAGCAGATCAAAGATATGGCAAAACAGGTTTCTCATGAACCAAAGAAGAAAGAGAAAGTACGTGAGAAGTCTAAGGAAATGACGCATTAAGGTGATTGAAATGGATTCACGAAAGATAAAAAAACTCGTTCTCAATAACCTCGCCTACGTCATTTTCGGTTATGCAGGCAATATCATCTGTTTTGCGTTCCGGACAGCTGAGGGTAAGGACGTTTCGGAAAAGATACTCCCTACCCTGAACAATCTCGGCACAGCGTTTGCCCATATCGTTCCGTCATTTCATCCGATTGATCTGCTGGTTGGAATTGCAGTTGGTGTTGCGATAAAGTTCATTATGAAAATGCGTGCAGCCAACAAAAAGAAGTTCCGGCAAGGCACAGAATACGGCTCTGCCGTATGGGGTACGGAAAAGAACATTGAACCGTACATGGATTTCAAAGACAAGGACAATAATGTCATTCTCACACAGACGGAAGGCTTGACCATGGGAAAGCCATCTCACCCGAAGTACGCCAGAAACAAAAATATTCTGGTGATCGGCGGTTCCGGGTCCGGTAAAACGAGATTTTTCGTAAAGCCAAATCTCACGCAGATGCACAGTTCCTACATCGTGACAGACCCGAAAGGAACGGTTTTGATTGAATGCGGTAAAATGCTGGAACGTGGCAGACCGGTCAGGGACGAGAAAGGCAATGTTTCATATCAGCCATATCGAATCAAGGTGTTCAATACCATTGATTTCGGCAAGTCCATGCACTACAATCCCTTTGCCTACATCTCCAAAAAGAACAGAGAAAAGGATATTCTGAAATTTGTGGACGTTCTCATTAAGAATACACAGAGTTCTCAGCAAAACGGCGGCGATGACTTCTGGGTAAAGGCAGAAAAGCTGCTTTACACCGCATATATCGCTATGATCTTTACGATCAATCCGCCGGAAGAACAGAACTTTGAAACACTGATTGAAATGATCAATTCCTCGGAATGCCGTGAGGACGATGAAACATTTCAGAACGCTATCGACCGACTGTTTGCGTTTATTGAATGCTGGATCAACGATGATTTCCCCAATGATGCGGAAATCAGCAATGAATTTCAGGAAATGAAAGCAAATCAGCCTAACGAGGAACAGAAACGACTGGGTGCATTCGCCTGCAAGCAATATCACGCTTACAAACTTGCCGCAGGTGTTGTATGCTCTAAAAGACTTCTTAATCAAGCAGTTGGGAAGTCTCTTAGAACACACAACCTAAAACCGAAGAAAGGAGCGCAAGTTATGAGAAAAAATGAGAAAATCACA